AACGGTGCGTCTGCTGATGCTACTGGGTCACCTTTGGTTCGCCAGAACATTCGCAACCGGGCACGTTACGAGGTGCTCGAGAATAACAGTTACGGGCGGGGCATCCTTGAAACATTGGCTCAGGATACCGTAGGCACTGGCCCACGTTTGCAGATGCACCTACCAGAACCACAGTCAGCAGAGATCGAGCGGGAATGGGGCTATTGGTCGCAAGCCTGCCGGCTGTCTGACAAGTTGCGGACGATGGTTACATCCAAGACAGTGGACGGCGAAGCAATCGCCAAGATTGTCACAAACCCGCCAATACCAGCAGACGTGAAGCTAGACATTCAGCTTGTAGAAGCTGACCGGCTGACCGCACCGGGCGGGGTGTGGGATACGCCTGATTATGTGGACGGCATCCACCTAGACGAATACGGGAACCCGCGAGCCTACGATATTCTGCGGGTGCATCCCGGCTCACCGGATGCAACCAATCTGCTCGAGTTCAATACGTTCCGGCGTGATCAGATCATTCATTTCTACCGGCAAGACCGGCCAGAACAGCATAGGGGCATATCGGAAGTAGTAACGGCGTTGCCGTTGTTTGCGTTTATGCGGCGGTTTACTCTCGCAACCGTCGCCGCAGCGGAAACAGCAGCCAATCACGCCATGGTGCTACAAACCGACGCGCCAGCTTCTTCAGTTGATGAGGAACTGGCGTGGGAAACCGTCGAGCTGCGAAGGAACGCAGCCACGGTTCTACCCAACGAATACAAGCTCGGGCAGGTATCGGCAGAGCATCCGGCGACGACTTACCAGATGTTCAAGCGTGAGATCCTGAACGAAGTAAGCCGGTGCGTCTGTATGCCCTACAACGTCGCTGCTGCTGACAGCTCAGGCTACAACTACGCATCTGGCCGGCTGGATCATCAAGTTTATGATCGGGCTTTGCGAGTAAATCAAAGCCGCATTGAGCAGCACGTTCTGGATCGGCTGCTTGGTGATTGGCTGCTCGAGTCAGCACTGCTCGGCATGTTGCCGGCTGCTATGGCTTCCGACGTGCTAGACGCAGCGGCACGGTTTGGGACTGCCGGCGTTGCCATGCGAGTACCGCATAGCTGGGAATGGGACAAGCGACCGCACGTTGATCCCGGCAAAGAAGCCACAGCCCAACGCACTAGACTACAATCCGGCACAACCAGCCGAGCCCATGAGATGAAAGAATCAGGGCTGAATATGGACGAGATCGACGCTCAGGCAGCGGCATCGTTCGGGTACGTCGGTGAGGATGGACTGCCAGACGTGGAAGGTTACCGCAAGGTGCTAGGTGCGTCGCTGTTTAGCAATGGCAACGCAGTACAAGCAGAAGAACAAGACACAGAAGAACCGGAGCCAGACAATGGGCAGAGCGAAACGGAACAAACGGATGAACCAGACGATCAGGTTTGACGCTGGGCCGCTTGAGATCAAAGCGGCTGACGGTGAAGCCAAATCGCCTGAGTTTACGATGCAAGCCTACGGCGGTGGCCGTTTGCATCTTGGCAACTTTCCGCACCCTGCGGTGATTGCTGCCGAGGGTGTAGAAGTACACGGGGGCGCGGATACAATACCAATCCTGCGGGATCACGACGGCAAAAGGCCAGTTGGCCACGGCAAGCCAATTGTCGCCAGTGATTCGTTGCAGGTAGAAGGAACAATCAGTCAAACGTCCGATGATGCACGGCAGATCGTTGAGGCAAGCCGGAACGGCTACCCTTGGCAGGCCAGCATCGGCGGGCGGATGACGGAAAAGCCAACCTTTGTAAAGGCTGGCAAAACAGTAACAGTAAACGGTCGTAGGCAATCTGGTCCTGTCTACGTCGTTAATGCGTTTATGTGGACCGAGACAAGCGTTGTGAGTGTAGGAGCTGACGCAGACCGCGCCACAACCTCAATTGCAGCAACTTCAGACCCAAAGGGTTTAGATATGGACTTTCAGGAATGGCTCGAAGCCCAGGGTTTCGAGGATGTTAGCGACACACAACGCCAGACATTGCGAGCGGCGTACGACGCAGAGCACAAGAGCGACGACGCTTTGGAGCTCGAAAAGCTCAAAGCATCCAACGCACTTGATGAAATGCGTGCCGAAGCTGTCACCGTCAGCAAAGAGCTGAAAAAGATCAGCCGCATTGCTGCTCAGTACGGCGATCGTTGCGACGATTCGCTCATCGACAGCCTCGAGGCCAAAGCACTGACCGGGAAAATCTCGGCAGAGACTTTCGAGCTCGAGCTGCTTAAGGCTTCCCGCCCTTTGCCGAATGGCTCTGGCACCGCACCTACTTACGCCGGTGCGGACTGCAACGCCATTACTGCCGCACTGTGTAACAGTATCGGCATGGACGAGGAAAGCGTCGCTGATTCGCTGAAAGCCGAAGTTGGCGTGAAAGCTGCTGACAAAGCAATGAACGACGCCGCAACACTTCGCGGCTTCAACGTCCACAAGCTGATCCACACCGTGCTTCACGCCCACGGCCGCAGCGTTTCGCCTGGGCAAGGAATCGACGACAGCGTTTTGGCGTCGGCTCTTGAGTGCGGATCTAACATCCGTGCGTCTGCCGGATTCAGCACTGTCAGCCTTCCTGGCATCTTGAGCCGCGTTGCTAACAAAGCAATGTTGCAAAGCTACAACAGCGGTGCGGGCATTGCTCGCGAGTTCTGTGCAGAAACAGATACAACCGATTTCAAGCAGTTCGACCGCTACCGCATGACGGAAGCCGGCGACTTTGAGGAAATCGGGGCAACTGGCGAGATCAAAAACAGCACGTTGACCGAGGAAACCCTGAGCAATCAGGTTAAAACCTACGGTCGCATGTTCGGGATCACCCGCCAGATGTTGATCAACGACGACCTCGGCGCAATGCTTGCTATCCCTAGTCTGCTAGGCAAGATGGCTGCTCGAACCTTGGAGAAGTCTGTCATCAGCCTGCTTGCAAACGCTTCGACTGGTGCGGCGTCAACAAACTTCTTCTTTAGCACTTCGACCGCCAAGAAGAAAGCCAACTACGCTGCTGGTGCTGCCACAGCTTTGGACATTGACGCACTTGGCACGGCTTACAAGCTGTTTTTGGATCAAGTTGACAGCCAAGGCAACCCAATCATGGTTGAGCCTAGCCTGCTTCTGGTCACCAACAAGAATGCTGTGAACGCTCGTAAGTTGTTCAACGATGCTTCTTACAGGTTCACAAACGCCGACACCAAGGAAACGACTGAAAACCAGTGGCAGGGCATGTTCCGCCCATTGGTCAGCCCGTTCCTGTCACAGCTGGGAACCACCGAGGACGAGTATTACCTGCTTCCAACGCCAACAGACACAGCAGTGATCAACATTGCTTACCTGCGTGGCCAGCGAGCACCGGTCATCTCGCAGTCTGACGTTGACTTCCAGCAGTTGGGCGTCCAAATGCGTGGCGTGTTTGACTTTGGTGTTGCACTTTGGGATCAAAGGTTGGCCGTGAAAATGGCCGGTCAGTGATCGTTTTTTACCCTTCCAAATTGATCCCTACGAGGACTAAATAAAATGGCTAATCAGTTCAAACAACAGGGCGTTTTCGCCGATTACACGCCGGGAGCGGCAGTCACAGCCGGTGACATCGTTGACGGTGTTGGCATTGGTGTGGGCGTTGCTGACAACGACATCGCAGCCAACGAGCTTGGCGCGTTGCGTGTTGCTGGCGTCTACCTGATCGACAACCCAGACGATACCGCATTTGCACAAGGTGCGACTGTCGGATGGGACGCAACTAACGGCAAAGCAGTTGCCGGCGGTGCGGGTGACTACGACATCGGGACGGCCTACGCTGTCTACGTTGCAGGCACCTTGCTGGTAGACGTTGCCATCAACGGCGCGGTTGGCTAATGAACCTGCTAGCGAAAGCGGCGGGTTATTTGCAAAGCCGCATGATCGAAAGTGCATCTGAGCCCGTGCGGTACATCCGTGCGGGGGTGGTGCACGAGATGCGTGCGGTGGTTGGGCAACTTGTCACCGACCAGACAGACGTAAACGGATTCGTTTTGCGGACCGTTACGCGAGACTTCACAATCTCGCAGTCTGCTTTTACTTGGTCGGATGACAACAAGCCAAAGCGGAATGATGAAATCTGGCAGTTAGTAGACGGCTATTGGCACGTTTTCACTGTCAACGGTGACAGTTTCGCGACAGCACACTATGAGGAGAGCGACGCATACGGCGTAGCTTTCAGGATACATACGAGGAAGGATCGGGAAGTTGCCGCTTGATGCAAAACTGGGCCGGGAGTTAGCAACGCGAATAAATGCAGCCTATACAGGCCGCATCAAAAGCGTTGTGTTTACGTACGATCCATTTGCAGAGTCTGACAAAATTGACGGCTCACCAGTAGCAGCAATCAGCCCGTACAACCTTGAGCACGTTCGCGAGTCGCGAGGCGACTGGCGGCGTGATGTTAGGTTACTGGTCACCATGATCGTGAAGCAGGCACCTAGTGAGGACGCGGGTTTCTTTGATGTTTACTTAGATAGCTGGGATGACTTGATTGAAGTTGTCAAAGCAGATGCCTGGGTAGACGCAATGGAGATCAGCGGACGTTACGAACTGGATCAATCACAAACTCAGGCCAGGCTGATTTGTCAGGCCATAATCGACCTAAATTTTGCATAGGTAAATACAATGGCACTTAAAAGCGGCTTGCAGCTTTACACGTACAACCTAGCCGGAACGATTGCGACGCCCACAGCGTACAATCTGTTCAATTACGTCCGCGATGAATCCGTTGATATGGACCGCACCGAGGTTGACGCCAGCAGCCGAGCATCGGTTACGTTCCGCCAGTTCGTGCCAGGTTTGAGCAACGGAAACGTTGAAACGCAGATCATGCACTTGCCAGGGGACACTATCTTTGACGCTATCCAGTCTGCGTTTTTCAACAACACAACTCTGCTGATGGCGTTTGTGGATGGACCGTTGCAAGCTGGCGATGAGCGGCACGGTGAAACTGGCACAATCGACGTTTCTGGTTTGTGGGGTGCGTTTTACGTCACTAACTTTACAGAGCAGCGAGCACTCGAGGACGCACAGGTTCACGATATTCGGTTTAGCCCTACGCTTGAGCCAGTGACTAATGCAGTGCCAACCTATAAAACGGTTTCGGTTACGCTGTAACTTTTGATCTATTGGGGAAACGATGGAAATTGACGGAAAAGAAATAAAGCTACGCGTAGAGCTCAAGCAGCTCTACGCAGCTCGGCGGAAAGGCTGTGACATTGGCGATCTGAGCAACGGCAAGCTGCAAGCGATTGCGGTAAACCTGCTAGACGCCTTAGATGCGGCGTGGATGGTTTACGAGAAGCAACTGAAAGCGGCGGGCGTAAAAACGTTTGACGCGTTTCTGGCCTTAGACAGTGACCAGCTCACAAAGCTAGCGGATCAGTTTCGGGAGGAACTGTCTGTTTTTTTTCCGGCAATGAAAGCGATTCTGAACGAGATCAACCAAGTTCTGGCGGTGATGGCAGACCAGCTAGCATCTGGCCAAGCGTCTGGCGAGCAGCCGGAATCTTAGGCGTTGAACCGTGGAGTTTTACCTATTTTGAGCTAGCTACGATGTGCAAGGAGGCAATGACAGTGAGCTGGGACCATACAGCCGCCATCACTGCCATGATTGCCAACGTAAACCGTGGCAAAGGTAAAAGCCCAATAAAACCGCAGGCATTAAACCCAATGCGGCAGGACGGCGACGGGCGGCACAAGCTGAACAAAGACAACATCAGCATCCTCAAAGGCTTGGCCGGGAAGGTGGAGTGATGGCACAGACAGAATTTAAGCTCGTGCGGTCTGACTTTAAGTTTCGCGGTGCAGAATTGCAGCAGAAGGTAAACAAGAAAAAGTCTAGTTGGATGAACCGCACCGGGGCCGTCGTTCGCAAGATTGCACGGCGATCAATGAAGAAGGCACCCAAGGCGTTTACAAAGAGCGGCAAGAAACGCAACTTGACGCGGTTTGGCCGATACCAAAAGATCAAAAGCGGCAAACGTAAAGGCCAGCAGCGTTTCCAAAAAGGGTTACATAGTCGGCCAGGGCAGCCGCCATATTACCGCGAGGCAGCGGCGACCAATCTGCGTTCCATCAAGTATGATGTCGGCAAAGACAATGATTCAGTTGCTGTTTACACGATGACGAACAGGGGCGGCAATAAAATCAGCAAGCCGCCAGCCATTTTGCAAGAAGCGGGCGGAACTGCGAAGATAAAGGGACGACGGGAAACCGCACAGTTCCCAGCTCGGCCATATATGACACCCGCAGGCGAAAAAGGGCTTGAGTACATGCGTAAAGTCGTTAAAGAAGGTATTAAGTAATGGCAAAAGGCATCCCAGCCGGTCAGGCGTCGTTTACGCTCAAGCTCAACGATCAGTTGACTAGCAAACTAAGCAAGATCGGCAGCAGCATCAAAAACACGATGGGCCGCATCGGTGGTGCTGCAAAAGCTGGTGGCATGATGGCCGTGAAAGCCTTTGCGGCTATTGGTGCGGCTGCTGTTGCTGCCGTGGGGTCTATTCTCGCACTTGGCCGTGCGTTTGCTTCCTATGGTGACAAGTTCGGAAAGATGGCAACGCGTACCGGCATTGGTGCCGAGGCATTGCAGGAGCTGAGCTATGCAGCAGAGATCAGCGGCACAAACATTGATTCACTAGCTCAGGCGTTGTTTCGTGCGCGACGACGCATCGGGAATATGGCACTGGGCGGAGGCGGGCCAGCCAAAAGAGCACTCGAAACGCTGGGGCTTGATGCAAAAAAGCTCTCGAAGATGTCGCCAGAAGCACAGTTTAAAAAGCTCGTGGCGTCGCTCAAAGCTGTTGGCAACGAAGCAGAACGCAACCAGCTTGCGTTTGAAATCTTTGGCGACAACTTTAGAGACATCCAACCTTTGCTAGATGCTGGTGCAGAAAGCATGGACGGAATGAGGGAGCGGGCAAACCGTCTTGGCTTGGTGCTTGGTGGCAATGAGATCAGACAGGCTGAGGCACTCACCGACGCTTTTTTTGAGCTCGGCCAAGTGATCAAAATGACGTTTATTAAGCTGGGTGCAGCACTCGGCCCAACGTTGGTGCCGATACTGCAAGGTTTAGCGGAAGGCATAGCAGACATTACAAACAGCATTCTTGCACTTGCTGGCGGTTTAACTGTGCTTGGTGCTCAAATCAAATTGACACTTGTTGAGATGTTGCTGGCAGTTGTTGAGAACATAGCTGATCTATTTAACCAGTTGCCGGGCGGCATTGGTGCGATGTTTGGGGCGATTGTTGCGGGTTTAAAAGTGCTCAGGACGGAAGCACAAAAAGACCTAGCAAAAGCACAGCGAGCAGCTCAAGACAAGCCGGGCGAAGAAGAGGGACCGGTTGAGTCAGATTTAGAAGAGACAAAAATTGCAGGCATCCAAGGGCGTTCATCAAACATCTTGAGCGGGTTTGCTGCCGGCATGGCGAGCATGTTAGGTGATCCGTCACAGCGTGACCCAAAAGCAGAAGAGAAAGAAATGGTGAAGTTGCTGGGCGACATCGCAGGTGCCGGGCCGTTAGCCGTTCAACCAGGACCGTAAAAAATGACAATCAGCTATCAAGAGCGTTTTAAGTCTCCCAATTCCATATCCGAAGCTAACAACAAGCGTGATGATAAGTGGACGAAAAACTACATCGTCCACGGTGACGCCGGCGAGGATGAAACGGCAGTTGTTGCTTGGTTAGTCGCAAACTTGCCACAGACGCTCGATGATTTGCTTCTCGAATCATTAAAAGTTTCACGCGAGGAAGCAGACGATTACTGGTCATGTGATGCTACGTACTCTGCACCAGCAAACCCAAAGAATCGCCCACAACAAGAGCCTGGCGGCGGGTACAGGTGGACGATCCGCAGTGCAGGCGGCTCGAGCGTAAAGATGCTCGAATCGCTGGCATTGGTCGATGAGGAAGTTGATACCCTCTATGCGGATAAATGGACACTGACGGGGGCGACTGTTAGCGACAGGGTAAACCGACTGCTCGGCTGGCGGCTTACTTCTGACGGTGCAACAACAAACGAGCCAATCGATATACAAATCGGCGGCGTGGAAATCGGCGTTGAGTTGGCTGTAAGTGCTGCACAGGTCACAGCGGGCTTTCTGGTTACGGCTGCTGGTCATGCTGCACAGCAAGCCGTGAACAGTTCGACTTGGAACGGGTTTGCTGCCAAGACGTTAAGGTTTACAAACTTCTCGGCCACTCCGCGTAACGGAACGTTGCCGGCGTGGGATCTGCAATATACGTTTGACTATTCGCCAGCCGAGACGGTGGTTTTCGATGCTGGTACGCCAGGGGAATGGTCAATCAATAAAGAAGGGCAGCATCTGCTGGATTTGGTGACCGAATATAAAGAAATTGACGCAACCAAAGGTTGGTTTTTGCCGTTTATTGTGCGAGCAGCGACGCACCAAATCAGGCCAGAAATCAATTATCAAACGGAGCTGGGCATTTGAGCACTTTTCGCAAACCTGTTGCGGGCGAACCTGCCAACCTGATTTTAGGCGAATCGTTCCAGTCTGCACTTGTAGACGTTGTGAACGCATATCAACGCGGGGAGCTCACAAGCAAACCAACAGAGATCAAAAAAGATCACGTTGTCATGGTCAAAAACGTCAGCGGTGCTGACGTGAAAAGCGGGGAAATGTTGGCCATCGCTGCTGACATCCAGCCGCCAGCATACGATGACACGGTGCAAAGTTTCATGCAGAACCCGCTCACAGAGGGTACTGCCGTTTCTTGGCACAGTAACATCGGCTACGCAGCTGTTGCAGTGCAACCGATCTTAGATGGCATGGTTGGGCCGTGTGCGTTTAGACCATGGGGGCAAGTGCAAGCCGACGTCGGCGGTGCTGGCGATTGGCTGATGGTAAGCCCAACAAATCCAAAACAGTTTAAGTTTGCAACTAGCGGGATAGCAAGAGTTATCAACGTTGATTACACAACAGGGAAATGCGTTGCAGACTTTCGACAGCAGCAGCCGCTTTGGCGTTATGAGCTGTTAGCCGACGTTGAGAATTTGCTAGGTTTGGCAAACCTGATTGATTTAGGCGGCAGCATTTACGCAACGGCAACAATTCGGTTTACAAACAGCACCAAGGTTGCCGGCGATGCTGGATTCTGCTTGCACACGGGGAACCATTTTGACGCCATTGAGTCAGCTGCAACGATTGCAAGCGCACCGACGCCGCGATTCCGTTTCCGATTAAAAACAGATTTCGACGATACGGGCGTGGCAACTGCTTACGTTTTAGATGTGTTTGGGAATGTTACAAACCCAGACGGATCACCAGTAGAGCTGGGCGACATCCTGACAGTGCATGATCCGCGCAAATGCTTTGCACACGCGGTAGGTGCTGACAGTCTCGCAGCAATACACGCTGAAGCTGACGCGTTCTTACCGGCAGGGGGCTCGATTGGCTACGCAGTAAAAACGGAGCAACTAAAAGCTAGCCCGGACGATCCAGACGACGACCAGTATCCGCGCTGGGAGGTTGAGCAATGCACCCAGACAGTGCAGCGGATGAAGGTAAACATTGAAGGAGCATTGAACAGCACGGCAGGCGTAAACGAAACGCAGCCGACTGGTAAAATTGGCGAAGCATCGAAGAGATTGTTTTTTAACGCAGCTGCGGCAATGTTATCACGCTGGCCTGATGTGGACTACGCACCAGAATGGACACCATCAACGGCATCGGGTTACAGTTGGGAAATACAAGTCAAGAACCCGCACCGGTTTAGTGCTGGCGATGGCTGGGCAATCATTGAAAGGGTGGTTGATCGCAGCCGCGTTGAGGATGCGACTAACATAGACACACCTTATACGGCCAATACAGTTGGCACTGTCGAATGGCAAATTGTAGATGTTGAAAAGCCAATCGCACGCTGGCTACAGGTAAAGTATTCCGGGACAAGCGGTGGAAGTTGGGTGCCAGCCAGTGCCGTTGCAGAAGGAGAACACCCAACGGATGCAGCGTACAAATTCGACGATATGGGACTGCTTGTAGGTCACGTCAGGGAAGCACCGGGGCTACAAACTGGCTGCTTGAATGATGATGAGATCGGCTGGGCGTTTTGGGATCCCAACGAGCAATACTATAATGTGATCGTAACAGACTCGGCGTTACTGGGAGCACCAGTAACGATACAGCCGGTCGCAACTGGACCAAACTCATCACTGCCAATGGCCGAGTTTGACGGGTGTGATTTGATACTCCGCAAACTTGGACCGGTACAAGTCTTTGGCGGCAAAGACCCGTGCGAGTTCTCACAGACGCCTTTGACGGTCTCTGCTGCTCTCACGTCTGTGGACGTTGTAACATCGGCAGCAATGAACCCAAGCGACGCAACGCAACTTTGCTTCCAGACTTCAACAATCTACGTTTGCGAAACAGGAACGGGGCCGCCAGTGCAGAACTGCGTCGATGTTTGTGATCCGTGCGAGCCAACTGGCTGTTGCGAGT